AAACCTAAAATACTTATTATTCTTCTACGTCTTCTATACCCAGTGGGTATTGAAGAAAATTTAATATATAAATGGATAATTATTCGATAATACATTACGATGATACTAATGTAAAAATATTCAACTACGCTCCGTATAGTATGTTTGGCATGACGTCCGTGCTGTTATACAACGACACCGATTGCTTCCTCGTCGACACTCAGTTTGAAAATATGTATTCGGATAAGATAGCAGAGTTTATACTGATTAATAACCTGAACCTGAACTTTATATTTATAACGTTCCATGAGCCGGAATACTATTTTGGCATCCACTCATTGCTGAAACGTTTTCCGAAAACGGAGGTCTACGCAATGCCGGCAACCGTAGACATGATACAATCAATGTACAAGACGCATATAGCAATGTGGTCAAAGTTTGTACCGTCCAAAATCATATTGCCAAATGTTTTCGAAAGCAACGCCTTTTACTTCCAAGGCTTGCGGTTTGATATCGCAACATACGAAAAGTATTACAACACAATCACTTGTTCCGAGCTGCACTTGTTGATAGGTGGTGAGTTGCTTGTGAATAACATTCACTTACCGCGAATTCCAAGGGAAATAAACAAGAGACTGAAACTAATATACCAGATTGATTACAGTTCGGTAAGAGAAAATGTGATAATACCCGCTCATTTTGCGGGCAGCCCACGTGTTAATTGCAGTAACAGAAGCGTGTTTAATTTTATGAAAGGCTACCTTCAAAACTTTGCATACTATTCTGGAAAATACAAAAAGGCGAGCGATATAAGACACCATATGATATCCAGTTTCCCGGACCAGTACTACAAATCTAATCTGGTTTTTACAACTAGACATTTTGGGATTATAGATATTATCAACGATGATGATGATAATAATGAAGATGGTAGCTACGGAAGCGATGACAGCGGCAACATTAAATTTCCACCGATAGGCAAAGTGATGAGCACTATTGAAGGCGCTGTAAAGATTGAGTTTTACACTGACAGTAAGATGGGCGTGAAGGTCAGAGGGAACTCTTTTTCGTCGACAGTGGATTACAAAAGCGCGAGTATAGGAGATAACATATTTATGCTATGGTGGGTGGACCCAAAAACTAATAGCAAAGTAACAAGTGTTCAGAACTGGAACACGCTTGAGGCGTGGACTAATGTGTCTTTTCATAAAGGAGCAACCGAGCGCCACCTTAAGCATTTATTTTGCATTTCGAGTAAACACAAGTGAGTAGGCTAACACACATATGATTGTGATTATTATTTCGCGTGGTTCCATATAAGATCTTATCAAAGAGCATATGAATGTGAACGCTATGGTTTCTAAAAACGATATCATCTTTTTATTTCAGACAAAATGAATCCGTTTTAAAGAAACAGTAGTATAAATATAACATTTAATAAATATGGATATTACTAAGAATATACTTAACAGTTTGAATGGGTACGTTTTCAATCTCGCAGAAGGCATTTCCGAAAAGCACAATGTGCCGATACAAGAAGTGCTTTCTATTTGGTGCGACCAACAAAATGTGTCTATGGACAATTCGTTTGGCCAATTGCTCAAGCAACACAAAAAGCAAAAGGCTAAGGAAGTAACAGTCGACGACTTAGCAAATAATTTTGCAGAGTTGAATGTCTTAGAAGAAGACCAAGGAAAAGAAGATGTAGGTGGTAACGATGCCGACAATGCAGAAGTGAATAAAGCTTCTAAGTCTAATCCAATTCCAAATGGCAGTCCTAGGACCTGTGCTTATGTATTTACTAGAGGTGCTAAGAAGAATACACGGTGTCAAGTGGTATCTAAATGTGGGGAGTTTTGCAGCAAGCATAAACTGTCAGCCACTAAATAAATAAAAGGTTTTAAATATTTTTGATTATTATTGCTTTTAGAGCAATAATAATATATAAATAATAACGTAATGATGAATAATACAATTTTTAAATGTACATGCAAAAACAACACGGCATTGTTCAAGTACCTGATAGATATAGTTTCGCAAGTTTCGTCGGTCGAAAGCATAGACACAAATAAAAAGTCTATTCGCCAAGTATACTTTAAAATCTCGAGTAGTTGTTTGGAGATTTGTTCGGACCAAAGCAAAATAGTGTACGCGTGTATAAAGATAGACAAAAAGTTTTTCCAAGAATATAACTTTTGTTGCGAAGAAGACAGCGAAGAAGACAGCAAAGACAGCAAAGACAACGAAGACATAGACGAAAACGTATTGTGTATTGGCATATCACTAGACATAATCAAATCGTGCTTCAAGTATGTGCACCGAACAGATGTAATGGAGATTCTTATTGAAAAAGACGAATATAGCAACTTTCCAGATAATATTAAGTTTGTGATGAACAAGACAAAGGGCTTCAATATCAAACTCAACATTGTACAAAACATTGACAGCGGTGGCTTCGAACACTTTGTACCGCTTGTAGAAATACCATCAAGTAGGTTCTCAAACATCTACAAAGAAGTTGGTGGAGTGAAAAAGCAAGTAAAGGTCGCCATAGATAAAGGTCTTTTGAAAATGTCATCTAATATGGTCGATATTGCAGAAAACTGGGTTATTTTCGAAACTCAATCCGCCGAGGCTCAAGGCGAATTTATAGTAAAATCAGGTCATTTTAAAATAGTATCAAAGCTGTCGGTCTTTGATAAGAAAGTAAAGTTGAGCTTCCACGAACCGGACATTCTTTTGCAAACTAATATTGTGAACGCAAAGGGGAGCGATGGAGTGTTGGGTGAGATAAAAGTGTGTGTCAAAGGCGTTCCAGTATAATAATAATAATAATAATAAAGTAAAGAATGTTTGTGCTTGCCGCTAATAATAAATAATGAAATCCTTAGATTTGATAAGTATTAAAAAGATTCCGCTTGACAATCCATTTTTACTTGGAGGTGTGAAGCCCGACTTTGAAGAGTTTGATGACCTGTTGCTGCTGTCTATAGAGAACAAAAAGAAACTAAAGAACCGCAAACGAAATGAAGATTTTAATTACAAACTGTTCCATGAAAGGATACGCGCAATTGCACAGCAAGACATAAATGAGATAATCACAATGTCGTCTCCACCGCCGGTTCCGGTTCGTCCGGTGTCAAAGTCCCGTAAAGCGTTATCGAATCATAATCATAATAGTAGTAGTTGCGGAAAAAGCGATAATAATAATAATAATAATCGTTCGTCGGAAGCATCTTCTTCTTCTTCTTATTCACCTCCTTCCAGACCACGCAAGCCGATACCATCCGTTGTTTTATCTTTACCAGAAGCAGTTAATATACACTCGGATGAGGATGAGGATGATAATAATAATAATAATAATAATGATAACAACGACAACAACGATCACGGAGATAAATACTCCAGTCAACGTAATTGCGTAGACGAAGAAGAAGAAGAGAGTGGTAAATCACTGAGAAACACCAAAATAAAAACAAGCAGTTTGAACACGGTAAAAAACGCCAATCCACATGAATCAGTACAGTCTTATTTTTCCGATGACGATGACAACAACAACAACGACGACGATAACAACAAGAACACTGGTGTTGTAAAGACGATAAGGTCACACCACTTTAAAGTCACAAGTCGCGGGTTGCGTAATAGTCTTCCGAAAGTTTCTTCGTTTAACAGCTCAATAGGTATTTTATCCGCGTGCAATGAATCACCGTTAGGTAGCCATAATAATAATAATAATATTAATAATAGCATGAAAAGACGGTCGTCTGCTCATAAAGTTTATGTAAACTCGTTTAGAAGCGATGTCGTTGTGAAGAGTATAACCGCGAGAAGCGTCACAAGCGACATATCGGACGACGATGAAAAAAGAGAGCTTCTATTCAAGTTTCAGATACTGTCGACTAAAAACCCAACACTGGTTTCAAAGTTTCCGTTTACAATGCGCTCGGACGTCAAAGTAATGAAAAGTACTTACGCAATGATTTTGAAACAGATATCGGTGAACAGCAAAGTGGACAACTTGAACACTTATATGCTTGCCGGTTTCATGATGTGCGAGTACGTGTTTGGCAAGCTCGGCTTCGACATGGAAGGTTTTTCGAAGCACCAAATAGCGTCCCGTAAGAGCTACGAATCGTTGCTAACTGAGCTGGGAGAGAAAGAGTATACTCCTTACGGAATGGACAAGTGGAGCGTGGAGGTGAGACTGATGGCCACTCTGGTGTTTAATGCGTTTTGGTTTATAGTTGCAAAGTCTATCTCCAAGAAAACCAACTTTGATATAATGGGGCTTATATCATCCTAAATTTTTCTTCAGTCTCACTGAGATTGGAGAAATTAGTTTTACTTTGTTTTAAAAATACCCATCGTTGTTCCGTTTCTTATTACCCGACATTACCATTACCACAAGCAATACTACGACAACTATTGCACCCAGTATCCACGGATCTTTATACCACTCCTTTTTCTGTTGCCCTGGAGCGTCGTTTTCACCTTGTCGCAATAAAACAGTTCCTCGTGGTCCTAAGGTTTCGGCAATAGCAGGTGTAGCGATTAGTCTGTCCAACTCAATACTCACGGTTGCATCGGTTCTATCGTTGCTTTTCAACAAAAGAATCTTTTTCCGGAAGACGCCGTTTGTGTTCTTGTGCTTGATGATGACAAACTTTTTCGCAGATGAAAAAGGCACAAAGGGTTGTTCTTCGGTTCCTTCGTCGACCACAGCGTATTCGAATGGCACATCTTTTTCCAATTCAACAATTATATTGGCGGTGTAGTCTACTTCGTTATTCTTGTTAATAAAAACACCTCTAAGTATTTTATCTATTACAACGTTAGTTTTTGAAGACATTTTTGTTTATTTTATAGTACGACAGATATTTTATAAAGATGATACCTGTAAAATACGCTCTGATAGCAGTTGGTATAGTTTTAATATATCTGCTTATTGTTAGGAAAATGCAAGGGAAAAAGGGCACATGGGACTCGAGGTCTGAGATAGAAGAGTTTGCAACGCTAATGACTACTGCTAATACCAATACGACGGCAGCGGTTCCTAATGCAGTTGTTGTTGTTCCGGACGCACCTGGAAGAAAGCTTGCGCCGATGTCAAGTGTTGGCGAACAGATATGCAGGAGTTACTTGACGGCCAAGTTTGGGACCGAATTCAAAAGAAGCCGACCCGCGTTTTTGAAAAACCCGATAACAAATAATAATTTGGAATTGGATTGTTATTCCGACGCTTTGAAGTTGGCCGTGGAGTACAACGGGAGACAGCATTACGAGTTTGTGCCTGTGTTCCATCGCGCCAAAAGCGATTTCCAAAACCAAAAGTATAGAGATGACATCAAGCGAAGACTGTGCGCCCAAAACGGCGTCAAGCTAATAGAAGTGCCATACACCGTTGCGCATTCGGACATACCGAAATACTTAGACCAGAGAGTTTAAGAGACAACTATTCTATATTACACTACAAGTATGTCACAAGAATATTTTAATTTCGATGATGATAGCAATGTTATTCGCAAATCAACCCCATCCGCCAAGGCCATAAACAAGGCTTTCTGTGGTCAGAAAGGACAAGCAGGTATTTGGATTTCCAAAGATAATATGGCAGCTTGTAACTGGCGAGAAGAGAAGAATGGCGGGTACGCAAATACAAAACCTCACACAGTCAAAGGAACTGAAGAGGATATTGAGGGTTGCGGAGTGATTAACCCCAGAATAATTGTAATTAGACGCACACCTTTGTTCAGATTAAACACTTCAAACGGACGTATTGGTGGTTTATGGGTCAAAGGAGACAACGATATAGTAGATGCCCAAGGAGTGAAGCAGTACACTTGCGCTAGACGGTACCTGATAGTGTTTGTCGACGGAGACAATAAGCCATTGCACGATACTCCTATCCAGTTGACATCCAAAGGGTACTTTATGGCTACCTTTGACAAGGAGCTTATGTCTTTCAGATACACTTTCAAAACAGTCTATGGAAAAGCCAAAAGGAAGAATGTTGGAAGCATGAAAGAAGAATGGTATAGCATGCTTGTGTTCGTACCTAGTTTTGAATCAAAGCTGGTCGGGTCCAATAAAGCTCAAAGCTATGCTTGTTGCGCAACCAACTACGAAGAGCCAACCGAAGCAGACTACATGGCTTATTGCATCGCAATGGACAAAGACACCAATAGGTTTGTGTTTGGCCTGTACAAGAATTCAGACGAGTGGTATAACCGGATCGCAAACTCATCCGCCATAAGCAAAAAGGATATCGACGAGTTGGATGACATGATGTCTTCAGTGTCTTTTACAGCAAACTAGAAGGAATATTAGATTTATTTTTAAAGGTAATTTACCTTTAAAATTTTTAGGTGTCTTGTTTCTTAATCATACGGTTGTATAACCAATACAGGCCGGCGAACAAGGCTGTCTTAATTAAGGTGACCATAAAAGGCGAAGATTCTTTCAACTGAGGGAACATGTCGCGTATCCAATTATCAAACCAATCACTTGCTACCGCAAAAAATATTAGAGAAACTATAAGAGGGTCTTTTATGTTTTGCATATCTTTTATTATACAGCGGGATAAAATTTTATGCATATAATAAAATGGAAGAGCAACAATTAAATGCTAAAGACTTATCAAACGCAATCGGCTTTGACTACACGTCCGAGCACGTACGCAACTTTATTATCTACTCGTACATAAAGGATTTTGTAGAGTACCTTTCCGAAACTTTTTCGGACGACGAAAAGCTATCGGCATACTACAATAGCATGCTTGAGTGTAATGTCGTTTTGTCGGACGACACAAAAGAGTATGTATTGAGTTTTGAATCGGCGCTAAACGGTAAGCACCGGGCCAAGTATTGCGAAGGTATATACGTTAACATTCCAAAGTATATCAAAAAGGACGAGCGGGCAAACGAATTGTTCGAGAGCATAAAAGCTGTTTACGAAGATGTCACTACATGCAAAGAGTTGCAATTCTGGAAGCAATATACCGAGAAGAAACCGTCAAGTAATATTCCAGATGTGACCGAAGACAATATAAAGTCTATCTTGGAAACTATTAAGCCTGATATAGAAAAAACACGTGATGACTTTTACGACCAAAAGTTAAACTTGGACAGGTTTGTCAAGATGTTGATGGTTGGGGTGTACTACAAACTCATTGATATGGCCGATTCGATAGGCGACGACATTGGGCCGATGAAACGGATAATAGAAATAATAGTGAACAATCCTTTGAAGGCATTGGACAAGCACAAGTCCGAGTTGTTTATGGAGTTTGTAAAGATTAAAAACGTATCCAATTTGAAAATACCAGGTTTGTAATAAAGTTATGTCTGAATACAATATTAATTACATAAACGAGTTTCATCCAGACCTTATCGCTCCCACAAAGGAAACATACCGGATACCAGAACAGGGAGGCTCAAAAGTGGTCTTTATAGGGAAGCCGGGGACGGGTAAAAGCACGCTTATAAAATACATTTTGTACAGTAAAATGGACTTGATACCCGTAGCCGTTGTAATAAACGGCACCGAGCAAGAGACCGGTTTCTACTCCCAAATGTTTCCTCCGCTTTTCGTATACGAAGATTACGATGAGCGGATATTAAAAAACTTTATAGCAAGACAACAAGTTGCGAAAGAGAACTTAACAAACCCATGGGCACTACTATTGCTTGACGACTGTGCGGAAGACAAAAGGATTTTTAAAGCCACCACCCAAAACCAAATCTTTAAGAACGGCAGGCACTGGAAGATGCTTTACTTTCTGTCGTTGCAGTACAGCGTTGACCTCCCTCCTAACCTGAGGGCGTGTGTCGACGGCGCATTTATTTTCAAAGAGCACAACGAGCGCGTGCTTAAGGGTATATTTGAGAACTACGCCGGCGTGTTTCCAAACTTTAGTATATTCAAGTTGTACATGGAAAATGTGACGGGAGACTATACAGCGTTGTACATAGACTCCCAAAACCAAAGCAAGAAGCAGTGGCAAGACTGCGTGTACTACGTAAAGGCGCCTATCGTATCTAACTTTAAGTTTGGGTGCAAAGAGTATAGAGCCTACGCTAAGGATCGGACAAACCCGTTCCATTTGGTGACGGCGGTCGATAAGATGAAGCAGATAAAGCAAAAGCTCGAAGAAAAGAATATTATGGTGTCGATGACAAAGTCAAGTCATGTGTAATAAAAAAGGCAAACTCAAAACGTAATCCATTGGGTTACGTTTTTTTGTTGAGAGACTTTATAAAAATTCTAAAAGGTGTAATAAATAAAAAAATGTCTTCTTCTTTTTTAATTGATTTGCAATCTTACGGTGACACCGAAAAACTATTGTATGGAGGTCCGGAGGCCTACTCTTACTTTAACCGTGAGATTAACAAGTGTATGCCATTTTCGCAACGGCAGTGCGAACTCAAACGGCACAACGGTACGTCCAACTTTGGGTACACGTGGTCTGTAGTTGTAGACAACGATCTCGGCGATTACATGACTAATTGCTGGTTGGCCATCCAAACTCCGGAAGTAAAAGTAGTTGATACCGAAGGAGCAAGTAGTATTAGGTGGACCGAAAACTTGATGCACAATTTGATAGAGGAGTGTACTTTGACTTTCAACGAGACGGTCGTTTCGAAGATAAACAACTTTTCTTTGGATTTCGTTTCTGAATTTAACATTCCCGATTCCAAATACAAAGGATACCAAAAGTTTATCGGTAATGACTTGACCGAACCGCAAAAGGTTTTGGAACAGACAAAGCTATTTCTTCCATTGCCTTTATTCTTTTGCAAAGACACCGGTAACGCTGTGCCGTTGACAGCTTTGCCTCACACAGAAATAAGGATTAATTTTAAGTTTAGGTCGTGGGAGAATTTGTTAATCTTGTATCGTCGCGACAACGACAATACACCTATTGTGCCGGTGGTGGGTCAAGACATTTTAGATGTCCCAAGTATACCATCCACAAAGTTGTTTGGAACTTTTATAAACGTGTCGCCCGAGGAGCGTTCCAAAATCGGAGTAAAGTCAAAGCTTATGGTCATTGACCAGATTCAGACGTCTCCGAGGCAAATGCTTACAAACGATTCGGACGCAAACATAGATTTGCTTTTTAAGCATTCGGTCAAGTCTCTATTCTTTGCTGCTCGCAACAGCACTTATAAGAATGTATGGTCTGACTATACAGCTGGCGGCCAGGAGATTATAAAGAGCGCGAGTATAAAGTACAATGACAAGTTGCGCGTGGACGATATGCCTTCCGAATACTTTCATTATATAAATGCATGGTACCACTCTAAGCGGTTGCCCACAAAGCAGGGATTGTACGCGTACCACTTTTCGTTGGACCTCGAGTCTTCGGATCCATGTGGCGGGGTGTGCTTGTCGCGGATAGACAACCCTTCGCTTTCAATCAGCCTGGACAGTGACGTGATAAACGACAAAGGTACATTCGAGTTGGTGGTGATAGCTGTATCGAACAACTTGATTAAGATAAACGAGGGAGTTATTACTTTTGTATAAGCGTCATCTCATCGATGCGAGATATTTTAACAATGAAGCCGTTGTTAAAATTCAATACACTTAATAAATGTTTATCGTCAAGCTAGTATCAAAACTAGCTTTCAAAGCAATATTTATAATTATGCAGGAAGCGGCGTACAGAGCGTTTATCAAACTTACTGCTATTTCGTTGGTAAAACAATCATAGAGATTTCGCCGTCCTCTATGTGAATGTCTTTGGGACAGAGACTCTTCAAGAACAACTTTACATTCAGTTGCTTCAAAAAGTCTTGGCCTTTGTTGTTGCGAATGACATAGTTCTCAATCATACTATCTTTTATATTGCGTCTTTTGGGCGCGGGTTTCCTGGTTGCGACCGCCGAACATACAGGTGTGGATGCCAAGCTAATGATGGCGTCGATGTCCATGCCGGGGTTGGATCCGTTGGTGGTGTACAGCAAAGACTCTATAAACCTGTAGACAGCTACCTGCTTTGCCTTGTCAACGCGCTCGAAGCAGTCGAGGTACTCTGGGTTTTTAATATTGAAATGGAAAGCCATATTTTATTTATAAAGTTTATCTTTAAAGAGATGAAAATCCTATTCATTGGAGATCCGCATTTTAAATATAATAACATGGACATCGTGAATGTGTTTGTGGAAGAAACTATAAAGTGTATAACCGAAAACAAGATAGACGTGTGTGTGATTGCAGGAGACGTGTTGGACACCCACGAGCGATTGCACCAACTGCCGTACAACGCGGCGGTGTCTTTTATACGTCGTATATCGGCGATGTGCAAGAAGCTTTTTGTGTTGGTCGGCAACCACGATTACATTAACAACCAACAGTTCCTTACGGACAAACACTGGCTTAACCCTATTAAGTACTGGGACAATAGCACCGACGTGGTATCAATAGTCGATAAGGTTGTTTGCTACGAGAGCGAGGGTCACAGACCGCTAGTGTTTGTACCGTACGTTCCGCCTGGCCGTTTCATGGAAGCTCTATTGACGTCCGATTGCAATTGGAAGGAGAGCGCTATAATATTTGCACACCAAGAATTTAGAAACTCAAAACTGGGAGTGGGTAATAGCAAGACGGGTGATACTTGGAGCCTGAAGCTGCCGCTGGTCATTAGCGGCCATATCCATAAAAGACATTGGTGCCAGGACAATATTTACTACCCGGGTAGTATTATACAGCACACTTTTGGAGAGGAGGACAATATAAACACGGGGTTGCTTTTGATTGACATTGCGAAGGACACCAACTCGATGACATTCGAAACGGTACCAATAGTGATTCCGAAAATGGAAACGATAACTATTGATTGCAAAGACTTTGAGCACGTGACAAAGAATAGATTGGGCAACCTCTTGCCTCTCGATCGCAAACGGTTGATATGCAATGGCACTATCGACGAGTTCAAATCGATAAGGAAGACGTCTGCGTATGCAAGTATGGACCCTAAAGTAAAAGTTGTTTTCAGAACCAAGAACGCGGAGGGCGTAACAGAACCGAGCAACAAGAAATACAAATCGTTTGACGAGTTGGTTATGCAAAAGACGAGAGAGAACCCAACGCTTGCGATTATACTCGACAACATAAACAAATCTTTCACGGAGTTAGTAGACCTGAATATGATCGATTAAAAGAAGCCCTTGGTTTAGAGTATATATATATAATAACCACTGAAAATGGAATCTATAATAGAAGATGGAATAAAGAGTTATTTGAAGGCAGTTTCGGAAAAACTCGGTATCAACTTTTATGAGTTGTTGGCGTTTCACAAGTTTGGTGTTGATTGGAAAACGTCTAAGGATACAATTGTAGTAGTCGAAGAAGAAGAAGAAGACAACGGTGGCGGCGGTGTGTATATCAAAGACGAGTGCGGGGTGGTGTATGCCAAAGTAACAGATGATTGGGACGTAGTGTTTGATTGGTAGGTAGGGGTATCGAAGCATAAAAAATTAACTTTATGAGATTTATCTCATAAAGTATAAAGAAGAAGAATGGTATATTGCGGAAATAATTTATTTAAAAACCCAACGCGTGAAGACTACAGGTACGAGTGCTTTAGGAAAGGGGTTGGAGTGGGGTTGAATAAACGGCTAGTGGACAGAGGTCCGTACGAGCCGATCGAAGAGCCAAATGATATACATTGCGGCAAAGAAAGCGACCCCGATGGCCGGGACGGGTCAAACCTTGAGTGTCTTATAAAAGGCGTCGGCGTTGGAATACAAAGGCAGTTGGTGGCAATGGCCGAAGCTAATGGTGGTAGTAGTAGCAGTAACAAAACAACCTTTGAGGTTATTTTCTTTGTGGTTATGCTAATAGTTTGGCTGACACTATTTTGAGGCCGCAACTATTTCTTTGCACAACAAGTATTGTCGGTACCTTACGCTTTTGTACAAAGCAACTATTTGGTAGTCCACCTTTCGCATAGTGATTATCTTTGACGGTATCTTTGAAAGGGCGAGCAATGGCGCGTCGTCGCCATGTCTTTTGTATTCGTAGCATATGCCCATAGCCATTAAGTATTTCAAAAAAGAAAGTTTGTTTCGGTACCCTACAAACAGTATCATATCTTGGTCGACTGTAACTATCTTATCGCTCCCTTCGAGCAGCTTAAGTATTCTTAAATCAATGTCTGAATATAGCTTCCGTACATCCTCCATTGTCTTTACGTCTCGTATCAGATTCAATGTGATTGATATAGGAGACTCTTCGTCGGAAGACGATTCGTATAGGAATCCTTTGTTGTGCACGGTGTTGAGTGTCCCAAACCGTTTTATGTATTCCGTTTCCAAAGATATCAGTTCCGAAATGTGTTTGAACGCAACTCGTCTAATCACCTCGATCTTGAAGTGAGATACCCCAATGAGCTTCATGTGCTTGTGCAATGAAGTTGAGATTTTGTGGTTTGAATCGTACACGTGCTGCCCAAACCGCTGATCCAGCGTTTTCGTTGTAGACCCGATGTATACCTCGTCGTCGACATCGTTTTTGATTGCATAGATAAATCCAATTCGACTCTTTTCCTTATTGTTTACACCGCTTTGTATGGTATCGAGCACGGGTGCGTCCTTGTTGTATGCGTCTCCGACACCGTTGTTATATTCGCTATCGTCGCTCTGGTACCGATGATAGTAGTAAGGTCCATTGGTGACCACTCCTCCTCCTCCTCCGTCGTCATCATCATTCTCTTCATTATTATTAGTATTATTAGTAATTACACTTGTTCGTTGTCCCATTTATATTATTTCGTGAAATAATATAAATATGCTAGTGAACAATAACAAGATTACGATATACCAATCCGATACACAAGAAACTATAAAGGATCGTATCGCGATGATGCTCAAGTCAACTCCTTACTGGACAGTCCTTACACCCGACGGTGACGATGACAATGTCACAGCTGTCAACGTATTGGAAGAGTTGAAAAAGTATGTAGGCGAGCCATTTTCGGAAGTGGAGCTAATGTTCCCGACGTACAGCGACGACAATACGAAGCTGGCGGAGATGTTCATTGTGTACAATATGGACGAGCTGGGATCAGATATCGGTGCAAGGCTTCAGATTGCATCTTTGTTTTTTGATCCTAACGGCACGACGTACGACGAGGACTTCATAGACAGAGTTTCAAATCAAAGAGATGCTATTGTGAGAAACATTGCGATGGACATTCGGGACCATGCTAAAAAGACAATGCAGCAAGACGAGGAGTTGCTGCGTATAAACTCGTATATGGTCCAAACAAAAATGCCCGATTTCAGAAATACAGAGTTTGTTTTGACGCATATAGTGTCAAGTATAAAAATAAGCGTAGACGAAAATCGGCCAGTTGTTTTAGCTCACTTATTCAATGATATTGACGTTGATGACGACGACGACGGGATTCTATTTGCTAAATACAACGACGTGGTAAAGGTACCAACACGCACCGATATATTGATGATGATGAGTTCCTACGACTTTGACAACGAGACTAAAGACGGCAACAGCCTCCAGATAGTAAGGTATCGTATCGCTAATAAGAATAATAATAAATATTTATTTGAAGAGTGCGTAGTATCTGAAGTAAAGTCTAGCGATACCGAATTTGTAGTTGACATTGATAATTTTGAAAAGCAAGAACAGTCATTGGCCACTCTCAGAGACTTGCTTCCGCCATTTCAGATTGATTCGGTGGGTAAGACATATGTAAAAGGCACCTTTACGTTGGCCGATACAAGCTTTTTCAAAGAGTTGTTTACGGACGAGCTAATGAACAACAAGCAGTTTTATATGATGTACACTAACGAGCGATACAGGATCCCAAAGAACGTCAACCGAATAAATATTTACTTTTACACTTTAAGTATAGGCCAGGTAAACTTTGTAATGTTTCAGGACGGGCCGGACATACGAATCAACATATTCAAGGCGCAGAGTGAGGAAAAAGTTCGAGAGTTTATAAAGGTGTTTCAGAACCTGTTTAGTATTTACAAATCAAAAGAGGCTCTATTGATTAGTGTATACAACAAGTTTATCCCGCAATCTATTTCCAAATTTACTACAACAGATAAGACTGACGAGGCAGCGCGTCATCGTCTTGGAGGTAACAATAATAATAATGACTTGGCTATGAAAG